ATTGATAGTATGGAAGATAAAACACTTACTGGTATTCGAAGTTGTTTTTATAAAGAGGGCATTCTATCATCGTTTAACCCTGATGGGCGCATGGTATTATATAACTCTAAATCAACTAGAAATAACGCAGAGTCCGATGTTAAATCGACTAAATTAGATAACGATAAGTTATGGCTTGAGACTAATGGTTTAGTAATCAATGCAAAAAATAGTAGAGTATTAGCTCAACCACCTATGTCCTTTAAAAGTAATATCGATGTAAAAACAGTTGATACGCATATAGCAAATAATATGTACGATTTACTTTTAGTAGAAGATGGTACCGTGATTAGTTTATATTACTGGGAACCTCTTAATTCATGGCGGATTTCTACTACACGAGGATACGATATGACTACATGTAAATGGGGGCATATGACATATATAGACATATTAAAAGAACTACTTGTGTTATACAAAACAACAGAAGACGAATTTTATTCAAAACTCGATAAAAATACAAGTTATACATTTGGATTTAAACATCATAGTATGCATCCTTTTTGGGAGGGTAATTCAAACCCAATTAATAAGCTATGGTTCATCCAGTCGGTATGTGATAATAATATTTCATACACATTTGACCATTTTGATATTCCTGGACAAAAAAAATGCGCTAATGTATGTAATACAAAAACACTATTTAAAGACTTATCATCTAGTCTACATTCTTATTTTAATAACGAGAATGTGCTATATGGGTTCATATTAAGATCTCGCGATGTCTCAGTCACGGGTGTAAATAGTAATATTATGTTAGAAAGTTCTCTTCTCCAAAAAATAAGACAATTTTATTATCATAGTAATATAAATGATATAGTCCAACAATTTACATATGATAGAGATAAATTCATTGTAATAAATGCATATCTTAATATTAATTATACTAAATTATTCATAGATTTATTTCCTCATAATAAGCCATATTATGAAAAGCTGGACGAGATAACCAAAACTTTAGTAAAGGGCATTTTGGCTATTATTAAAAATAATGGAATACAGTTAAATAATTCAGAAGTTGATAATAACTGTATGTTTATATATGAAACATTAAATAGTAGGTATTCCCTAAATCCTCATAATAGACAAAACAACAAAATTATTACATCATTCGTTATGCATACTAACTTTACCAATATATATTATAATATGTTTATTTAGGGTTAGGCGGGGTCTTTTTAATACCATGCAATTTCTTTATTAAATTTATAATACGCTTTTGTTCATTATTTAAATGAGCTACATCTATTTTTAATTGCTCAACGGATCGCACTAAGTATTCATTGGTTTCAGCGTTACTCTTAATAGTATTCTGTATTTCGCTTGATATTATATTTTTTTGTTCCACTTGTTTCTTCTGCCATATTTTTTCTAAGTCATCCAAACAAACAGTCCATTTACTTGATTTATAACTCATATTTGATGTAAGTTGTAAGCATTTTTTATCTTTAGATGCCCCATGCAATCCAATCCATGAATTTTTAACAAAACCGCCTCTTCTAAATGCCCCATCTTTACGCAGATATCTAATATGAGTATTAGTAGGTATTTCAGACCATTCTTCTTTTTTAATTTCAGTATAGTCTTTGAGAAGTTTTTCCTGGTCATCTGGAGTAATTATAGTGGAATCTTTTTTAATTTCTTCTTCGTTCTGTATACCAGCTAATGCCGATAGATCAAAAATATTGACATCAGCTTTTTTAGTTTTATCGCCATCCATTTTATAGAAATATATATACTAATATTTTTATTTTTATAACATTCTTAATGTTATCGACTCTGTTCAAAAAAAATATTATGATAAATCTTGGCAAAATTCTTTAGCCAAACATTTAAGAATATTAGCCAAATCGTTTAGCCAAACCGTTTAGCCAAACCTTTTAGACAAATCAGATTCGTCAGGAATTTCTGGCGGCACGGCTTCTGTATAAAATACATCCTTTTCTATTTTTGCACCACCATCTGTAACGCGAAATACAGGAACTTCTAATGCATCCATGGGACATTCATCATAGTCTTCTGGCTTTAGAGAATCAACACCCAATTCAGCCAATTTACTATTTTGGCTTTTCCATTTTAAGAATGCATCGTTATCGGGTCCTGATTCTGCTATATTCTTCTTCTTCTTAATCTTTATTCTCTTTTTCATTAGTTCTGACCCCATTTTTGCATCCGATTCGATTTGCTTTGCAATTTCCTCAAGAACTGCAGTTTTCTTATTAAAGAATCGCATAGATTCTCGTACCTTTTTATAAGGTGCGAAAATATTCCATTTACCGCTATGAGCCTTAATGATAGATGAAATTACTTCATCTTTATGCTTATTAATGAATTTTTCGGCATCTTCCTCATTATCGTGCCAATCATAAGGATTAATTGCCGTTTCAAATTCGGATTTATCGCAATATAAATCGCCTACAATCTGTCTTAATTCTTCATAATTTGAATCGTAATAATATTGAAATCTATGAAATACATCTCTCGGCGGAATGAATTCGGTAACTTGTTTTACAAAATCACTAACTTGCTTTTTTTCGCCTTCTTGCTTTTTTTCGCCATTATTTTTCTTCTTTAATAATTCCTCTCGTTCATATACTAACATTTTTTCTTTAAAGTCGGCATCACTCGCCTTTAATCTATTAATTGCCAAATGCGCAGCCGGTGTTTCTAAAATATTTCTTTCGGGGTCTAGCGGATTTGGCTTATATGCAGACCTAACATGAATATCAGGATTATATTGGAACATATCTTCTAAAAACTCTTTAATGGCAATTCTTTTCTGCATGTTCATTTTGTTTTCATTAAGACTATTTCTCATAAGTTCCGGTTTTTGTAAAGTTTTTTCGAAATCATCCAACTTATTAGGTTCTTTTAAATATTCATATACAGGAACAACGGGAATTCCATCGGGAACTCGCCATTCATCGCACATTCTATTTAAAAATCCAATCATAGTCGTTACAATCAATTTCTTGACATATTCAAATTGAAGGTCGGTATATGAAAATGTTAAAATCTTGTTTGAGCCTTCAATAGTTCTTCCATATGGATTTAACTGTTTTCTAAGTTCTAATACTTCTTCATCCGTTAATTTATTAATACTCTCTTCACTTAATTCTTCTAAAAGTTTAGATAATTGCTTTGCGGCAGTTTCTGACATATAACAGTAATGTCAATTTAATCAAAATAATATTTATTTATAAGATTTAATGTAAATAAGTTTAGATTAAATTTTTATAATATTAACTAATAAAACGTTTAGTTATATAATATATTATTTATTGATAAATATGTCGTTGAAGAAGACCAAAAAAACAGAAACAAAGACATCCACAAAAAAGGAACCAAAAAAGGAACCAAAAAAGGGACCAAATGTAAACCAAAAAAAAGAATCAAAAAAAGAATCAAAAAAAGAACAAAAAAAAATTAAACCCGAACTCCAGTCAAATTCAAACAATATCAAAGATTATATTAAAAGGTATTATATTAGCGTATATAAAAATAAATATCTTAGTTTTGAAACAATCCCTGAACTTAAAGACTATTTTAATAATGAAAAAAATGACTCGGGTTTTTTTTATGGCAATTCATATAACAAAATACATACGATGTTTATATTTTGTTATTACTTGAATATTGATATAGTTAATAACACAGTAATCACATTTAAAATAAGAGATTTAAAAAAAAACATAGATGCAATTTATTCGTTTGGATATTATGAACAAATTGATAAAAAACCTGAAAAAAATAAATATATTGATTGTAGTATCGTCGGAAGCAATATTTTTATAAAATGTTATAGCGTGGGAGGTAGTTACATTTCTAAAGACGGCGAATACAGGCCATGTATATTACGACCTATGAATATAATAGAATTACGTAAATTCCCCTTGTCAAAAATAACAGATGAAATAATAGATTTTATACATGATAAATTTTCAACTAGAAATATAATTTTACTTAAAGATTACTTTTTTCCTACCGATGAAAAAAAAACAATAGAACCTATTTTAGAATATCATACGCATGACACACAATATACATTATTGGCAATAGCGTGGTTTTCACTTATGATGAATTTAAAACTTGGTATAATAGAAAATAATTTAAATGCTAAATTTCAAGAAATTTTACTAGATTATAAAGAAGATGATCTAAATTTTTTTAATAGAATAATTGAAAAAAATACATCGGAAAATATTGATAGATTCTGGATTTTATCAAATAATATCGCTCTTACCGGATCAAACGATATAACTAAATTAGGTCAAAAAATAATACCTTTAAGTATTTCAGATGCTCAAAATCCATTTAATTTAAGATTTCAGCCATGGAAAGAATATATAATATCAATTAATTTATCTGATTTAATAATAAATAATATTTCACCCGGATTTTTTATTACAAACCAATGGTGCTATATAAAAAATTCACGTAAGGGATTATTTGACAACGAAATACAATATAAAAAAATGGAAAGAAGTGAATTTGCTGAACAAATAACTAATCTTCTAAATAGAGCTACTATATATACTAATGAGAATATAAGATCCGATGATAAAAAAAAAAGGAATGATATGGTAGAATCATGGCTATCAGAAAAGTTTAAAATACTACATGATAAAATACAAGACCCTATAAATTATGCCAAAGAAGAAATTATAATGTCAAATGTCGCACTTGTAATAATTACTGAATATGTAGGTAGGACAATAATGGACGTTTTGTCATTATGTAAGACATCTAAATATTATGATGATTTAATAGGAAATCCATTTACAATAAACGGATTTCCTATATTTTGTAAATATATGTTTGATTTATGTTATAATATATACTGTATTAATTATAGGCTAGGTATCATACACGGAGATTTACATTTAAACAATGCTACTATTAAACATACTTCTTTTAAATATATACGAGACATAAAAGAAGTTGAGTCACCGACTGTTATGTATGTTTTGGGGCCATCTTCTAGCGACCAATATATTTTTCCAACGGCGGGTAATAATTTATGTTTAATAGATTTCAGTCGTTCTATTATATTACCAAATAGCATAGATAATTTAACAGATTCATCATTACCTAAATCATATTCATTAATCAATAAACGTAAAGAATTCCATGAAGACCAAGTTGACCGATTATTATATTTATATTTTAATTATACATCAGATAGTTCTCACAATATAGATAATTTACGAATTATATTTAGAAATAAATTTGAAGCGGTATTTAAATTACTTACAGTGACCGATGTATATGGATTTACCGAAAAACTTCTTACTCTGTTTAAAATAAATAGTAAATTATATGTAAAACCCCATAAAAATGCAATTGAATTGGTTGAAAAAATTAATACGATATCTAAAAAATTTATAACCGAAGAAATGAACAAATTAATTACAAATTCATTGTATGAAGATACAATCAATAAAATGGAATGGCCAATTAAAACCATTATAAATGAATGCTTTTCTGATTTTCTAATTAAAGAAGGTAAAATTGGTACATTAACGGATGTATTTAATATAGATAACAAAATAGAATATTCGTTAAATAAAATAGACAAATTTCCCGAAACTATTTCGCATACAAAATACATAAAAGACAATAAATTAATTGAATATGTACCGGAGAACAGTAAAATAAAAAACGATAATAGAAAAAATTATGAAAAGAAAAAGGCTAAAGGTATGCATGTAATAAATTACATAGCAAATAGACAGCGTGAGAAACATTTATGATATTCATTATTTTAATCTCTTTTTTACACGTTTTTTACACGTTTTTACACGTTTTTTACCCATTTCAAATGCCGATTTATTATTATAAAAAAATATATTCATATGAATATATTAATATAGGCAAACTAATAATTAAAAATGGGTACGAATGTTTCTACGCAGATGATTGAGTCGACAACTAATATAGTAAATGAATCGCTAACTGAAATTTCGAGCGAAATAGAAAATAATGCGAGTGGGCAAGTGTCTATTTCACAAAGTATGCCGATAGAGATTATAGGCATTGAAGCTACATCAAGTAGTTTTGAATTTAACCAGACAGCATCAGCTTCAGTGACTGTAATATTAGAAAACTCTACTGAAATGAATAATGATTTAGCAAATAAACTTGAAGCAAAATTAACAGAAACATTAAGCAATGAATTAACGCAAGCAAATGAAGATTTAAATTTAGGTCAAACTAATATATCAGCAATGCAAAGTTCTACATCGACGTTTATTAAACAGAATATAACAAATTTAATTCATACGGGTATAAAAAATTCAGTAACAGTCAATTCTCATGGAATACAATCAATGCCTATAACGTTAAAGAACAGTAAATTTAAAGATTCGCAATTTAAAGTCACTCAATCGATGCAGTTAGAAGCTGTCGCGAAAAATATATCATCGGCGATAGTTACAAATGTAGTAAAAAATGTTTTAACCGCTGATGTTAAAAAAGAAATTTCGAATAAAGCCGAACAGTTGAATAAAGGTGTTGATATTCTTGCTATTGTCGGCATTCTTGTAATATGCGGTTGTGGGGTTGGTGCATTTGTTATGTTTAAAGGAATTTCCTCGTATGAAGATACAGCAAATAAAGCGATCGACGCCTATAAAGAAAACACTAATAAAATGGATATTAAAACGGGAGGCGGCAATATGGGATTAAAAATAAAGATTTCCATAGGGATTATTATTCTTATTGTATTATTCTTGATTTTTATTAAATACAAAAAAGACGAAATAAAAAATAATTATGACATTTCATATTTAGATGAATAATTATTTTTATTTACCCTAATATAATTACACTAATATAAATAATAAAAAAATGCCTAATGTAAATTATGATAAAGCTGTATCAAATAAGTATTGCGATGCTCAAAAGTGTTATGATAATACTTCAGGACCTACAGATTGTAGATATTATGAACATAATTATGGCGAATTAAAAAATTGCGTAGCGGGGTATACACATAATTCCTTTGACAGAGGTGATAGTTGCCATGGGCCATATGGTAATAGATATAGAAACTGCCGAAAACAATCTATAGCAGAAAACATGCCATATTGGGAACCATTGCTAACAGCATATAGTAAAAAACCAAATGATAACGCATTGATAAAAGATGCTTATGAGTGTTGTAATAATTTAGTTACTTCTACTAAATATGGATATTGTGGAAGTTTATATAAAGGTGATGGGAAACAACATAGTGATTGCAATGCTATATTATATAAATATTGCACTGATCCCGCTAACGTAAATGAGTTAATCAATCCAAATAAATTATGTTATAATTATGCGGTATCTAACCCAAGACAATTTGACTTTAGAACAATATGCAAAGATAAACTCGGTAATTCGGCATGGGATGATATATGCGCTTGTCATTATCCTCAGGATGTGTATGATAATATAAATAAAAAAATATCAGAAAAATGGAATGTGCCAACCGAACACTTATACAGTAATCCCGAATGCATTTATCCTAAATGTAAAAATAATCCATTTAGTGATACAGGGGCTAAATGTGGAGAAGTTTCATTTGTACAATGTTTACAAAATTTAAATATTGTTGCAACCGATTCTAATATAAACCAAATAACAGTAAAACAAGACACTGCCTGTCAAAACAATTATTCTAAGAAGACTTTTTCATCAACAACAGGGGGTAATAATAGTTTAGTTGGATCCACTACTACAACAAATGACAAAATTGACACACCAAATGCCTCGAATGATGACTCGAAGGATAATGAAAAGACCTCTGAAGATGATAATACTACATTATATTTAATTATATTTATAGTCGTAATACTATGCGTGGGTAGTTTAATATATGCAACTAGTGGTGATGAAACTAGTCCAAACTCTAATTCAGATGAAAATCAAAGAACTGGAACTGTTTCACCCGATAACACATAAAATCACCAATATTATAGATTATATTATAAAAAGAATTACTTATTTTCTATATAATATTAGTGATTTTATAATTCATCCATGTCGGGTACCATAGAAACGACTAATAATAGTATAATGGTTAAAATAGATGCTATTATTAAATTATTAAAATTATATACAGTTAATAGTATGAATGACGACCATAGCGAAGAATTAATAAATTCGATTAGTGATGAATATTTTATGGGGTCAATCAATATTTTGACTGATTATTTTTTAGTGTCTGATAACTATAAACAAGCAGTTAAAGAAGAAGAAAAACTTAAATTGTCTTATGAAAAAGAATTGTATTTTAACAAGTATCAAAGTTTCATAAGAAAAGAAAATTTTATTTCTAAACTAGACCGGCTTATGTGTAATATCAAAAAACATATCATTAATGTTACCGACAAAACATTATTGCAGGAGATATATACTATTGTAAGAATATACAATAATACATCAATTAATAAAAATATTAAAGAAATAGTTTATGAATTGTGTACATGCAATAATAAAATGGACATAGACCCATTAACCAGTAATTTAATTTGTAAAAAATGCGGATTAACAAATGAATTATACGGGACTGTATTTGAAGATGATCAATTTTTTTATCAAGAAGGTCAGCGAACTAAACATGGTACATATGATCCTTCGAAACATTGTAGATTTTGGGTAGACCGGATACAAGCCAGAGAAACTACCGATATACCCGAAAGCGTTATTCTTAAACTTAAGGAATGTATTATCAGGGACAAAATAAAAAATAAAAATCTAATAAATTGTAATCAAATCAGAAAATATCTACAACAAACATTTAATTCTAGATACAACGACCACGTGCCATTAATTAGAAAACTATTAACGGGTATAACACCACCTCAATTAACAGATTATGAAATGCAACTTATACATATATATTTCGATAAGGTAATTCATATATTCGATGATATTAAACCGCCTAATAAAACAAATTGCCCATATAACCCATACTTTATATATAAAATAATTGAACAAATAATTAAAAAAGATTCGGATCGAATCCGTAAGCTAAAAATTTTAGCATGCATACATTTACAAAGTAGAGAAACACTCATACAGAATGATTTAATATGGGGTTTAATTTGCGAGCGAATCCCCGAATTTGTATATGTACCGACCGACCGCAGTAGTCAATACACAGAATTTTAGCATTAACAATACACTAAAATTTTTTTAGCACCTCCTTTTTTATTACTCTTTTCTTGTTGGTTTTCTTGTGAGTTTTCTTGGCTAGATTCTCTTCTTTTTTTTCGCTCTAAATATGCGGCATGTTCTTCGGCTGTAAATTCTCGCTTAGGACTATTCTCTCTACTGTCTCTTCTTTTTTTTCGCTCTAGATACGCGGCATGTTCTTCGGCTGTAAATTCTCGCTTAGGACTATTCTCCCTACTGTCTCTTCTTTTTTTTCGCTCTAGATACGCGGCGTGTTCTTCGGCTGTAAATTCTCTTGTAGGGCTATGTTCTCGTCGGTTTTTTCTCTCTAAATATGCAGCGTGTTCTTCGGCTGTAAATTCTCGTTTAGGACTTTTTTCTCTATCATGCTTATTTTGATTATAATTCCCAGGTTTCTTATTATGGGATTTTTCGATTACTGTAAAATAATTTTTATCTTTTATATAATGTAAATGTACATCCTTATGCGTCATTTTAATATTTGAAGTAATTATATCAAAAGGTTCTTTTATTTTAAGAAAATCGGTTTGTATGCCATTTAATACGTTATAATAAATTATTTTTTGTTTATTATTAAACATTAATAAATATAATATTATTATTAATATATTATATTCTTTATTTTATTCGAAAAGAAATTTCTCTAAGACGATATAAATCGATATTTACAAATGATGGAAATTTCAGTAATTCTAGGATTAATCATAATTATAACAATCGTTATAATGTATAATAGACACAGACAATTAAAGCAATGTGATCAATATGTTCAATATTTTGATAAGGTTTATTATGACGTACCTACACTTAATACACTATCAGAAGATAGTGTTAATGATAGAGTAGATAATAATCGTTTAAGGCCTATATTTATTAATGAAACTGATCAACAGAGTTCAAGATGGGCAGGAAGTGTTACTTCTCAGCCAATTACTGAAGATGGTCATATAAATTTTACCAACACAGACAGAGTAACAGAACCTATGGAAAATAGTTTAGTATCATATAATGTAAGAGATTTAACAAATCAGGTTAAAAGTGTTTATTCCAAGATGGGCAGAGAATCGATGACCGATGGATTTATGGATGATACCCGATTTGACCCTCAATTTTCTCTTAATGAAAGATACGGAGGTTCTATTTAAAAAAATAAAATATTATTCATCTATTCGGAATCATCCGATTCTAAGTTATTCCCCATAGATGCATATTCTTTAAGTATTTCGACATTATGTGATGATCTGCATTTTCGCGCAGGCGGCAATCTAATACCGTTTGAATCTACGTTAATAGGCTTTTTTTCAATCATTTGCATTTTTTTTGGTTCTCGTTTAACAGTTGATTCAATTATATCGTCTATATCCGAATCGGATTCGTCCAACTTCACCTCTCTATGGATTATCACATTATCAGTATTTTTATTAATAGGATTTGTATCGTATTCTTTACGTAATCTAATAATAAGTTCTTCGGCCGTTTCTTTTCTAATACCTTCAACATCTTGATTAGCCTTTTCAAATAAATCAATATAATATTCTTCACCATCTTCGGCTTCTTCAGTTATATCTAATATGCGGTACCCTTTTAGAAAATGCCCCCTTTTCGTTTTCTTAATAAAAGTTTGGATTTTAGAATTTTCTAATTGGTCAACAGCTAATCTTTGATATTCTTTGCTAGTTCCTGGATATGCACTTTCATGCCATTTAATATATCTATCTCGAACTGTAGGCATCGGCATTTCATATTCTTCGTCAGGCGTTTTTACAAGACTTGTATTAAGAAAATTATTTACCCGGTCTTGTCTATTTCGAAATTCCTCTGTTTCTTTTATTATATGAGGATGCGGTACATTTCGGACTTTACCATCATATTTATTATGTAGGCTTTCATAGTAATATGCTAGAATGCCGAGATAATGCGCAAGAACTTCAGGATCCTCAGCCCATTTAGAACCTAATGTCGGATCCGCAATCCTTTCGTATGGATTCGATTGATCATATTTATCAGTAGATACATTACAGAATTTAATTTTCATTGTCATATAATCTATGCGGCGCCATGTACCATGGTCCGTTCCTAATACTTCAAAATCATTATTAGAGGCAACTAAATGATGACACTTAGGTTTAAAATTGACGTAATCTTGATGCAGCTTACGCCCCGCCATTGTTTCTTGTCCAGTAAATTCCTTTATTTTAGCCATATTTAATACTTCGAATTTATTCGATTCTGAGTAATAGCAGAAATGAGCATCCTTTAATTGCATTAAGGCAGGCGTCGCCGATTCTGCATCCTTAGACCTACTTGTAAGAAATGATAGAGGCATTTTAACTCCATATATCTCGCCTATAGCACCTTTATGCAATTCAACTAGAAATGATTTTCCATTTGACCCTTTACCGACTAATATTAAGAATATAGATTCTTTTTTATGCCCGTCTAATGTTGAAGCTAAATAATGCATAATATAATTAAACGTGTCCGGTTCGCAATCAGGAAACAAATTTCTAAGAGCTGTGAGTACTTTAGTAGTCATTGGATCATGTGGATTGAATTTTATATACTTCGCCGACGTGTATTTAGACACTAAATGCCCGTGATAACCAGTAATTAACTTGCATTCCTTACCTAATTGCAAAATACCATTAGCGACACCTTTAAGAGATGGGTCAGAATCTAATGAACTAGAAAATCCCATTTTTTCAAATAGCTGCTCAGATTCGCGACTAGAACTTTGTTTAAATCCCGAATTTTTCAGATTACGACATGACTTCTGAAAGTTCTTATATATAGTATAATGATACTTGGCTAATTCCTCAGTCGACTCCTCAAGAGTAGTTTTAATTCTATCAAGAATCTTCCTGAAAAGATTTGGTAATATTGTAGACATATATTTAAGGAATGAATTTGGTATTTTACCATCATATTTACGCCACTTATACATTTCGCCCGGTTTCATAGGTTCATTTTCTAAAATAAACTCATACCACGATCCACCTTCCTCGTTATATCTATCGAATATATATTTATCTTTCAATACTGTATATAATACTTCCGCTACATCATAATGTTCTAAATTGCCTTCTATTGTAGGATCGTATATTTTTTTGTATAGTAAATTAAATATAGACCTATGTTTAACCTCTTCATATCTATCCGGATTATCTGATTTAGCCCAAAAATGCAATGACCCAAGTGATAATTTATTCGTTTTCTTAATTAAAATAGAATTCCACGTCTGCTCAAATTTGCCTGCATCAAATTTCTCAGGCGACTTCCTAGAAAAATATTCACCCAGAGTTTTATAACTAGGACTAGTATGAGCCAATGCGCATAATACATCAAACCATAAACTATAGTCTTCGGACCTTTTTGGATGCAATATATCGAGTAATGTTTTAATATATGTTGCATCAACATCATGCATATTAAGAATGCTCATTTCATTATAATTGGCTTCAGTTTCATCGTCGTAGTCTAAATCAAATTCTTTATTTTCACATGGCGTTAGGAGATGCGCGAATGATGGTTTAATATCATATCTTTTTTTCTCTATAATGCCATTCTTATCTTTTGCTTTAGCCCAGTTTAATGAAAATTCATATACTAAATTAACATTCTGGTCCGCCGTAAAATCTGAAATCTTTACAGGTATAATATCATCAGTCTCGCCAACAGTAAATTGCACTTTATATGCGGAATCAAATTCATATGCTGGACTATTAATTTTTGAAGCCGAACCTATAAAAAACACTCCCACATGCGCCGAGTTTTTATCTAAGAAATCATTCTTAGTTATAGAACTATGCGGAACTATATCTTTAAATACTTTGTCTAATAAATTTTCCGAGTCTATAGTATTTATTATTAGTTTTTTAAATTCTCTTGTTATCTGAATGCCTGGTATCAACATATGTATCCCATATTTATAATATTCATTATCCGAATCATATAGAATTTTAGGTTTTCTAATAAAACCTATATGAACATTTTGATGAGTACCGACCATATCTTCTGGAAAATGTAAAAATTTTGCCAATATTTTCACTACAGCAATGCATAATCTATAATAATGAGAATCTATGACGGGTATTTCACCCCCATGATTCAATTTAAAATCAAAGTCAAGCATTATACCGCTATATAAAGCTTGTTTTTCGTAAATCATCATCTTAAGTTTTTTACGTCGAGATATTTCTAAAAATTTCATAAGTTTCGGAATTTTTTTATCGGGAATACAATAACACTTCTTATTAAAAAGGTCGACGATATTTGTACTCTCATCTCCTTTACTATTAATAAAGGACGGCGTTGATAGAAAATCCTTTAAAGCCCTGAATAGAGCATTTGTATTTTCTTGTAATCTGTATGTTACTTGTTCTTTAACAGAATCGACATCTACATCTTCTTCATCTGATTCACTGAATGACATTCCTTCATATTCTTTTGCCATACTTTGATCTTGATATATATCAAGAAAAATGTCTTTAATATTTATTTGAAATAATTATTCAAATTTTATAAACATATTAGAAAAAAATATTAACGGTATATCACTTTCTGGAAGAAAATCTGTGTATAATAATCCCGCAATAAACTTCATAAAATCGATTCAAATCAACCTCTGATGCTGATTTTAAATATTTTTCTTTATATTCCGAAACCAACCAATATTTATCTATTATTGTCATACCAACAAAATCGTTCAAGTATAAAGAATTAATTTTATTAATAGATACAGATGCACGTATGTTAACATGGTTAATCAGTGAAAATCCTCTTTTAATACTATGAATCAATCTCGATTTTTGTATTTTTTCCCACAGTTGATTATGTAGAAATGATAATATAATTTCCCAAATATCCTCGGTTGTTCGGTCTGATAAAAACTTCCAAACTTTATCCATCGCTTAATACTAATTATTAAAAATCATTTTTTATAAACCTAGTTAAATAAAAAATTGAAATGTTATTATGTTATAAAAAAGGATGAATATCACTCGAATTCCGGACGAAATACGCCTCAATATTTCATCATTCTTGGTGAAAGATGACATGCACGGGTTTAGAATATCATGCAAGGAATTGCAAAGGTTAATATTCTGGAACTACGATGATTATGGCGTTCATATTTGCCTGGGATGCGACCTTACTGGTAGTATGCATGCGGCATATAATATTTTGAAACCATATTTAATAGAAACAATCACAAACCTTAAAAAAACCCCATATTTTGGCAGGATTTTTGCGAGCTTATTCCTTTGGTGGGATATAGAGAGGTCATATGATGAGTTGCCTTATTTACAAATACAACCTCCAGCCGAAAATATACATAAACAAGAATTATTAATTACAAATGCGACGGCGGAAGGCGGTGGTGGTCCTGAATGTGGAGGCATTGCTTTATGTGAAGTAGATTCATTATTTAAAAATAAATGGATAAATCAGCGATATGGTCCTTACGGCAAATCATTAGACGTAATATTAATGTGCTTGGATGCTCCTTTCCATTTCATAGTCGATAACGAAAGCTATTGGGAAGTTACCAGAAAACACGCTATTAATCACGATTGGGTCGCGGCTATTCATAATATATATAAAAAAGGTGTTATCATTGTTATGTTGATATTAAAAACACAACCGTGTTATAAAGACCCGCTTCGATTAATAGGTGGGTTTAACAATGCCCTCGGTGGTATCAGCATAGAAATAGAACCTGAAATGACTAACTTACCTGAATACATAAATGCTATTATAGAAGAGGAATTTCACAAGAGGAATAAAATATCAGAATTATATAGACAATTGGCGTATAAATATAGAAATTTAGACCCAAGTGAGCTAAAGTCGATTATTGAACTAGAGATTAGTAAAGTTGATGATATTTTATGTAACAGGGTGCCAGACTACATGTTAATACGCGCGCAGAATGTACCTTATTCGGAAGCTCTATCCAAATGTATGACTATGGATGAAGCCATTAAAAATGGCATACTTCCATCCGAGGAAGTTGCTAAGAGATGGCGTTTTAAAAGAACTGGGCGTCCAATGGATGTCATTGGCAATACCAGTATATATAGGTATAACATCGCTCCTGTTATAGAAGGCGATGAACATAATGAAGTCGAAGAAGATGGAGTTTGTAATATACCTATTCCTCAGATGACATTAAGTAGACAATTAACATGTCCTCCTAAAAAACCGGTCAAAACCGGTATGACTCGTAGTATA